TTATATCTGGTCATCTAGCTTGCTCCAATCGAAGTTCGTTCTGTTCTCGATCATCTGCCGGATCGTGTCGCGCAAAAGTCCGGCCACTCGCTCGATCTTCGTGCGGTCGTGTTTTTTGTCCACACGTCCTTCATGGGCCGCAGTCGAGAGCACATCGTAAACGTCACCAAAGAGCTTCTTTAGCTCGGCTTGTTCGTTCTTAGACTTCCCTAGAAGCATTGCTGGACGATGTTTTACCATCCAGGTGGGGCCGCGCCTTTTTCGACCTCCGCTCGCACTGCATGCGTCCGCAACACTCTTGGCTGGAGGGTGGCAAAACAGCGCCTCCAAGGCGACACGAAGGCTTATCAGTTGGTCGTCCAAATGAGAGACCATGCCCATCCTACTAAGATAGCGCGCCGCGACACGGGCTCTTGCCTTCACCTCCTCATTACATGAGGAAAAATCTTTGTAGAGTTTATCGGCGGACCGCAGGAAAATTTCTATGATTCCATTCTGCATTGCAGGCTTTCCGCTGAATGGGATTGACCAAGAATAGCCGCGCAATGTCAGCGGAGTGTTGCCGGGGTAGAAATTTGAAAAAGCCGAAAGGACAATTGCGCCATCTACCGGCCTTGAGAGATTGATGCACATCGCGATATCACTGAGGCGCAGACTATCGCTGTTATCATGCATCGCCGGCCGCACGCCAAAGTGACACTTCTCGACGGCGCTGAACCCAAGATACAAATTCAACCTCTCGTATGGCAAGCTAGTGAAACTGGATTCTGCAATCTGGGCGAGCAAATTCTGATCGGGGTGCGAACCCACTTTTGCTAGGGTAGTCCCATCATGAAACTGGAAGCTATCCAGCCCCGTCCCCATCCATAGGTTTGGAATGAAGGCATAGTGATAACGCTCAAGCGCGGCGACCCTGCGAAACTCGGCTAGCTGCTTCACGACTTCTGAAGACGCCTGCATCTCACATTGTTCAACCGCCCACTCTATCACGTCGGATATGCTACGGCTTTCCCATCGGTCTCCGATATAAATCAAATCGTTACTGTCGATCATGCGCCAAAGTGATCGCAGTGCCGCCATCGCTCTTTCACCCTCGGGGCTCGACTGCCAGCCAATAACGGTGGCTCGATGGCCTCGGAGTTCCGAGAAGACATCAACATTCGATGTCACTAAAGCATCGAGTGCTGCGGCCATTTCGTCAATCTGATCAGCAACGGGTTCTATCTTTTAGCTCCAGCCAAAATTATAGTTCGTAATAGCTGGATAAATTCTAGAGCAAGATATTTACTATGCAATGACTGCTTTTGTCTTTCTGGTTTGCGGCATGGAACGGCCGAAATGGGGGCGCTTATCGGAACACCAGACGAATAACATTCTGCGCCGGCCTCTGCGTGGGCACATTTCGTTGCGCTTTCCGCACCACTAATTGAGCGGCAAATCGGCTTCGGCTGCATACTCAAGATCTGGGAATGTCGCCATGAAATCATAGGCCGATAAGACATCTGGAAAATAGATGAATGTCGCATCGAAACCAGGCATGGTGCCGCCGGTCATCGCGAAGCCAGTATGCCCAAGCCTCGCGCGTAACCATCGGTGGATTTCATCAAATCGGAGGCCGAGCCCAAGCTCAGGAATCGCAATCCTGATACGAACGGGAAATTTCATTTCTGCATTCTGTTTCAGTCGTGATCGGGAATTTGCCATCTTTCGCCCTACATGACTTTTGTCGGAATTCAGCGCGGAACATAACGGGAACTTACATTATGCGCAACTTCCTAACAATGCCCGCCGAGACTGTTTCAACGGAATGACGTCGGCAGATAGTTTGAATCAGACTGCGCCTGTTTTGCAAAGACACGGTTTCAGTCAGTCAGTCAGGGAAACGCGCTAAAGCGCGGCTACGCCGTCAACAAACCACTTCTCTCGAGAGATATTTGAAAGCTCTGTGTCGTTCTTCATATATTCTGGAGATGGAAGAAGACCTTTCGGCAGCGAATTCTCAAATAATTCCTTTGCACGCGCAATCTGCTGCGACGCGCTGAGAAAGCAAAGGTAGTTATAAACGAGCTTGTCATCTAGCTTTCTTAGACGCTCCCAGATTTCCTCCACATCGCTAACTGTCTTTTTGTCCGCACCAACCTTCGCAGCAATCGCTGAATAAACAGCCAAAACATTATAATGTATCAGTGCGTTTTCTGATTGGATCCCGTTATCTTCATAAAAAGAAATCGCTTCCATTAGTAATGAAAAATCACCTTCAATATTGTAACGTAACGATAGACATATTATTTTGTTTTTTATATTTTCTGAAATTGGCCGAATCCTTACAGATTCCTCAATGTAGAAATCCATTTTATCGAGTATATTCACCTTCTCTCGAATTGAAAGTGTTTCCCGATTTTCCAATATATTACACCAAAGATTATGACTTTCCTCAGCCAGAGCCCAAGAATACAATTTTTTGTGCAGATTTGAGTTTGTAATAGCTGCATTGCATTTGGGAGTGGCGGCTAATTTTATTGCGCCTTTGAAGTCTAAATTTATGATATGATTCTCGAATACCTGGAGCTCCTCATTAAAAGTAGCACCGCCCCCAAAGCTGCCGTTGAGCCTCTCCTTCACGAAATCCTTCAAATCAACCTCTGTTTGAACACCGGAAGATCGAAAGCTTGCCAAATTGTTGACCAACCGCATCGAGAATTTAGGTGGGTCCGCCAACATTATCGGAGGCCAACAACCTAGCTCTTTGCAAAGCTCTACCATAAACGCATCAAATTTGAGGCTTGCCAAAAAGTGTGTCTGTTTACGCTTAAATAGATTTCTTAAATGTTGGGGCACCGATAATTCTGTAGATAGCCAAAACAATGAGTTTCGACCTTTTTGATTTTTTTCAAAGAGTTTCAAAAGCTCATCTGCAACTCCGCTATATCCGATAATTAATAATGGACTTCTATTCAGCGAATCCTTGATGAGCGGATCTAGCCGCTTTAGGTGAGGAGCCGTTTCACTCTTGGTATGCCGATGTATATATCCATAACTCTGGCCGTGCAGGTGAATAATGGATGGTAAGACTATTCGTGAGAGATCAGCGTGCGGTGACGTTGAAAAATCGTAAATGCTGGGATGGAAATCAACCAGAGAGCATGCTTTCTGAAGCTGAGTATCAAAATTCAGAGATAACGCACATTCAATGTAGCCCTCTTCCATTAGCCGGGCCAAGGCTACATATCCCCAACCAATCGGCTTGTTCGAGACGGATTCCAAAATCAGATCCCGCCGCGTATTCTCGGGAATGGATTCCATCACATCAGGGTATGCATCAAAGCGACTAGTATCTATTGACTTCACTGCCGCTGGAAACCGTTTGGCGATTATGTCTACCAACTGAGCAGCTGATGGGATGCCCCCTGACATCGAACAGCCGGCACCAATGAGTATTCTTCCCCCAATTCCCTTTTCTCTGCTCGCCCTAAGTTGCTCACTTACGACCGCAACGGCTCTATTGTAATAGGTTTTCAATTTCCTTCTCCGATGGAAATGATATCTTTTACTTTGCATTTCGCTGTAAACTAAAAATCAAAGCGCAGATGCAGACAAACTATAATTTTGAATTCATCTTATTCAAGATTACAATTAATCCAACCCTCTCAAACCATCCTCCATCGGCATATAGTTTGAATCGAAAAAAGCCCGCCGAGCGTTTCCGCCGGCGGGCTTTTTCATGGATAGAAATGGGTCGCGGTCAGCCAGCCGAAATGACATCGGTGCCAGACGATCGCATAGGATTGGTGCTTGAGTTGGTCCGGTGTCAGCATGGTGCCCCAGGGGCCGAAGGCGAAGTCACCTGCTTCGCGGATCTTGTCCGGCTCATAGAAGGTAATATTCACTTTCACGTCCCCCCTGCCCGTCTTCAGATACCAGTCGACATGGTCATAGCTGCAGGCGCGGCGCTTCTCGGCGATGCCGTAGAAAATCGTTTCCAGCCGCATTGTGGCCTGCCATTCTGATGGCCGCTCATAGGTGACCGTGCGGGTGATGTCCGTATCTTCGACCACCGGAAAGGCATAGCCTTCAGCCTTGGGCATTAGATCGGTCGCGAAGACGGCGGCCAGAATGATGGCGATCACCAGCGGCAATCGCATCATCTGCCAGAGAATGCCCCGGTCCCGCTGCCAAGCGGCCCGGAATGTCTCAAGACTTATTCCCATTTCTGTCTCCCTTGCGCACGCGCAGTTCCCAGACGCTGAAGAGATATTGTGCGATGGTCGATCCGCCAGAGCCGATCAGAAACGCCCCGATCGAGGCGATGCTATCGGCCGGCACGGTTTCACCGCCAAGGCCGAAAAGCGGCATGCCTATCGGCGCCAGCCAGAAGGCTGTCAGCGTGCCGCCGATGACATGAATGATGAACCGCCGGAAAGTGGTCAGCGAGGCAAGCCCGGAAACGAGCGCACCGCAGAAGCCTGCAATCGCTATCACGACTTTGTCGGAAGCGATCAGGTCAAGTATGGTCATGTTTCGCGCACCTCGCCCAATGCAGGATTTCATCGTGGCGGGCGCGCCGCCGTCCCCATCTCACCCCGGCGCATGGCGCCAGAGCCTGTCAGTCGCCGCCATCACCGCAAAGCGAGGCATAGGCTGCATTGTGTCCCGCAACGTCTGCCGAATCGGTGTCGTCGATCGCGGTGAAGCTTTCGCAGGCCAGCCGCGTGGCAAGCGCCACGATCCGGTCAGCGCCGTCATCCGTCACCGTTGCCGTGGTCGCGCAGCCACTCAGCAGCAGCAGCGTCACGGGCAGCAGTCGCCTTGTCGATCTTGTCATTGATTTTCGCCTCTGCCTTGTCGACAGTCTCATCGATGGCGTCCTGCTGATCGCTGACCTTCTTTTGATAGTCAGCGATCAGATTGCTTGCGACGGTGGCAACGATCATTGCCAACGCCTCAAGCAGCTTTGACCAGGCTGCCGCGAGGATTGCAGCCATCAGGCAGAAGCGGCGCTGCCTGCCGCCTCCGCATTGTCATCGGCGAAAACCAGCGTGCGGCTTTCAGCATCCCATGAGATCTCGGCGCCGAGATCCAGCCGGGCGATAATCATTTCCATGATCGCCGCTTCACCGCCCATCCACGTGATCAGCCAGCCAGGCCCCTTGGACAGCACATAATTGAGGATAGTGTTGACCACCGCATTGCCCGTATCGATCGTCAGGGCCTTGCCCTTGGCGGCGCCGGCGACCGAATTGAAGCCATAAGTAATGGCTTTTGCCAGCAGCTGTTCGGCCGACTTTGTGTAGAGATACTGTTTCAGCCCGGTCTTGCCCGCCAGCCAGAGGATGACCGCGACAACGACCATTGCAATCGTGTCGATATTGGAGGCGACAAGATCACCCCAACTGATCGAGAACGAACCATCGGCCGCTGACGCCGCAAAGGGAAGGAACAGGGCAACGCCAAGCGCTACCGCAGCAAAAATGAATCTGCGCATATCAAACCTCAGATGTTCAGGAAAAATACCGGGAGCCGCCCGGTGCGGTCTGTTGCTGTTCAGAGCCTCGCGGCCTGGACGTGCATCCAGTCGTAATCAGCATGGCGGCCGAGTGAGACCCAGCCTTCCGCCTCCCAGATCTCACGCCACCAGGGCAGCGCATCATCATGGGAAAGGCGCGCGGCCGGCGCATGCGTGTGAAGGCCGTTGCGGTCCGGGTCCCAGTCAATCGCGCAGCCGAAGGCATGCATGGACCAGCTTGAGCCGCCGCGCATCCGACGCTTGGCATAGGAGCCACCACAGAGATCAAGCCCGAGCGTGTGGCGTGCCTCGCTGCCAAAGCGACGCCCGGCCTTTTCAAGGCAGCGTGCCGCGCTGTCAGCGACCTTTTCATGCAGCCGAAGCCGCGTGATGCGAAGATTAAGGTTCCATGATGCCCGGCAATCCCATGGCACGGGAACCGTGACCAGTCGCCCGGGCACATCATTGGCGGGGTCGCCATAGAATGAGATGCAGTCACGCTGAATCGGCCACGGTCCCCGGCCCGCCGAGGTGGTCACAATATCGCGGTTGGGAATTTCCGCCAGCAGCTTCGAAGCAACGCGAGAGGAAGACAGCCGCAATGCAGCCACGGTTTCCTTATCGGCAACGCCACTGGGCTTGATGGATTTTGACCGCTGGAAGGCGACGAGCGATGAACGGGCAGCCTCATCAAAGACGCCATCGATCGCGCCAGGTGTAAAGCCGTGCGCCGTCAGACGCCCCTCAAGCCAGAGAACAAAGGATTTATCATCAGACATGGTCATAGCTCCACCGCCCCACTGGCGCGCAGCCAGCCGGAACGGTCATCAAAAGTTTCAGGAAGGGATCAGATCAGGCGAAGCGCTCGGCGGGTGTGGCCGGTGCGATATCGAAGGCCGCAAGGCTGGCGGGCACATCGCCGCCAAGGCGCATTTTGATGGTCCTCAAGGAGTAGTAAAATGGTCAGGAAAAGACCTTCAGGGTCTGTTCGTGTTCCGTTGCCGGATTGGTCACGTTTACATGCGCCAGATCAGATATAGGAACGCATGTTCTCGCCTCAGGCGAAGCGCTCGGCCGGTGTGGCCGGTGCGATATCGAAGGCCGCGAGACTTGCCGGCACATCACCGTCAAAACGCATGTTGATGTGATAACCGATCACAGCCGCCATCTCTGGCCGGCTATTATCTTCGCCAGTTTCCGCATTGACGTCTGTGATGGTGTTGCCCGTGGGCTCGTACACTGTGCCCGATCCCTGGCCACAGACGTGCAGCACAAAGTCGGTGCCATCAGAAAGCGCGCCCATGGTCGGGAGCTTTTCGTTTTCGGTATCCGGAACGATGCCTTCGGCAGCGAGAGCAGCGAGCGCGGTTGCTTCATCAGTGAATTTCAGGAAAACATCGTTCATGAGATTGCACTCAAAGCTTGGAGCGCCGCGTCGGTCGCGGCCCCATCGTAGATGGAGAATTCATTGCGGAGGAGGTTATAATAGTTGGCACCAGAGGGAGTGGCGCCAATGCGGCCAGCAACGAACGCAGGTACCGTATCTGTTAGTGTAGCCGTTTGAACGGCGGCGCCGTTTACGGAGGTCCGCAGCGTTGCGCCATCACAAGACACTGCAAAACGTATCCGACTTGCAAAGGTTGCGGTTAATGCGGTGGCGATGGAAGCAATGCTATTAGTATCCTTGAAAATACTGAACTGATATACCCCATCCGTAGATCGCGCATACAAGAGGGCTCGATCCCCAGTGCTAGTTCCCTCAACTCCAAACACACGACTATTTTCAGTACTTGTCCGCTTATACGGCACGAAGTCCAGAACCATGGTCCACTTGGTGCGATTGAACAGCGCGATGGCCTTATCTGCGAGCAGGCACTGGTCTTCAGCGCGGACGCCAGCGCTTGAGGTGATGTTCGGAATAATGGACGATTGGCGGCTGCCGGGCTCTAGCTGTCCGGCATACACGACAACATCTTCGCCAGAGGTTACCGACTCCGGTCCAACTCCAATAGTTATGGATGAAGCATCTGCTATAAGTGTAAATGCCCCTCCAAACCACCAGTAGTCGTTGCCAAGGTCCAGCGCAAACATGTTCGACACAGAGCCAGCATTTGCCGCAGTTGACGACATAACACCGGTCGCAAAAGTAACAATAGCGGTGCTCTCTGTGGATGTAGTGCCATTCCTGAAACGAATGCTTGCTGTGGCGCTGGTCCCTTTTCTTACGAGCGCGTGTGCAAAATATGTTGTTCCAGAGACTGCGGATGCTGTGTAAGTCCTGAATATTCGTTGGTAGTTTTGCCCTGATGACGCAACACGCAAACCATTAACAAGATCACCATACGCTGCTGCTTCGTCGGTGGTGGTTGCGCCGGATATTTGCCACAGCCTTGGGTTAGTCTCTGCGCCAGCGAGGCCGCTTGCAGGACCCTCGATTGACAGCTTGCGATCATCATAGAGCCGTGTAAATGCTGCCTCGCCAGCCGCAGCGATATAGGGCACCTTCGAAGCATCGAAATAAAGCTTCGAGCCAAGCCGCGTGACCGGTGTGATCGATTCCTGTGCCACCTGCGGCGCCGGGAAATAGATGTCCTTGGTGTCCGCTGTCAGAATGTCTGCTGCGTCAAGCGAGGTCAGCCGGTAGAGGCTGTCGTTATCGTTTGCCAGCACACCCGGCCAGACATATCCGCTGTCAGCCGTATCCACGCCATAGCCACCATCGGCAATTTCGATCGTGTCCGAGCCGCCATAGACATGGCTGCCATCGGTCACGCGAAAGCTGATCGGGTAGCTTCCGGGCTCAGTTTCCGGCCGGCGGCGGATCGCCATGCCGTCGACATAGAAAAAGCCAGACGGATCGTCGGTGATTTCAAGAACCTTTGCCAAGGGAAAACCTCACGAAAAATAGGGAACGACAACACCGACCAACCGGTCGCTGTCTGCTTCCGGCCAGTCCATTCCGCTTGCAGCATCGAGCGCATAGCTTGTGGCGCTGAAGGCAGCTGCCGGATAACCGACAATGGTTGCCGCATCATCTTCCGGCCAGTCGGTGGCCGTGTTCGGGGAAAGGCGATAGCCGATCAGCCCCCGCCCTGCGCGCAGAACAGAGGGAAATGGCCAGCGCTCAGACCAGCGCGGCGGAAACTTCGCCGTCATCGCGCTGCCCTGTCGCCTTCGATGATGGCACCAAGGCTGGTTCCGGCACGCACGAAAATGTTTTCCGTTTCCAGTGGCGAGAAGGAAGCACCCGGATAGGCTTGTTCGGACAGCGTGAAATAGCCATCCTCATTAGCTGCCGGCGGATCATCTGCGCCGACATAGACATGCACCGTGCGCCCGCCACGGATCTGCAACAGCACATCAGACCAGGTTGCGCCATCGGCGATCTTGACCCATGTGCTGCCGATATCTTTCTGAACAAAGGTTGTCATGCGCTTGCCCCTTCTGCAGCTGACGGCCAGATGATGCCGGCGATAATTGCCTGTGCCGCCGCCAGCGTTTCGGCCGAGGCAATATCGGCCTTGGCCTGAAGCCTGATCGCTTCGATAGCTGCACCCGTGGTGACCCATGCCAGATAGGCTGCATTGACGGCCGCGGCCACATCACCGATCGTTTCGCCGGTAATGCCCACTTCCGCTGCGAGCATGGGATAATCAGCTGTTACCGGATCTGAGGCCGCAAGCCAGGCCTTTGCCTGGGCGGCCTTCTCGGAATAGGCCATGGCCTGCCCGGCGCCGGGTGTGATGAAGTTTGCGCGTTCGGTTTCTGCCAGCCGATCAATCAATGCAGTGAGCTGCGTTTTGACAGTCGGAAGATCCACCGTCGCTGCGGCCGTGAATGTCCCGTCACTGGCTGCAATCATGCCCTCGACAACCGTCCCATCAACCTCAGCAAACGTAGCGGCCACATCCGGATGATACAGCGAAGAAATAAGCTCATCCGTTTCGATAATCTCGACAACCTTACCGTCATAAATCCGTGCATATCGTGTCATGATTTCACCACCTGATAAGAACAGCACCGGGTGCACCGCTTGATGCCCATGCCGAAGATGACCCATTGGCAATGACCGATCCGCCACCGCCGGGCCATGTTACGCTGCCGGCGCTCTGTGCTCCCTTGCCGCCGATAGGCCCGGCGCAATCGCCGCCGATTCCGGCAGCGGCATAGCCTGCAACACCATCAACGCCGGACTGGCCAACAAGGTTGATTGTGCCGCCCGCGCCTGATCCACCTGCGCCGCAATAGCCGCCGCTTGTGCCTCCGGTCCCGCCGGTCGCGGAAAGGTAGGCGCCAAAGCTGCTGGTGCCGCCAGAACTTCCACCGGCCGAGCCACTTGTTGCGCTTGAGCCACCGGCGCCGACCGTGACGGAAACGCTGCTGCCTGCCGTTAGCAACAGCCATTCGCAGGCATAGCCGCCACCGCCGCCGCCTTCTCCCTGCGCCCCGCCGCTATTCATCGCGCCACCACCGCCGCCGCCATAACATTCAACGAAATACCAGCGCGTTGCCGGAACAACGAAACTGTAGCTTCCGGCGGTGCCATAGCCCTGATAGCCATGCGCCAGACCGGACAGGGCAAAGACCTGGGCAAGCTGCGTCAGGTCATCGCCATCCGGCGTCAGCCCGGCGGCTTCAATCGCAGCGACGATTTCGCGTTGCGGATCTTCAATCGCCGCAGCCGGTGGAACAGACCCCTTTTGGGCCCCGGGCGTGTTGCGGTCGACATAGCTGGCATCGGGATCAGTCGAGCCATATGGCGGCTTGTATTCCATTATTCCTCGCTTTCGGTGGCAAGCACCGGAATGCTCCAGGCCGGAGCGAATTGTTTCAGCATGCATAGAAGACGTTCGGCGGCGCCGAGCGAGAACAGCGGATCGCTGCCAAGCTGGCTTTCGCCGACGCGGAAATAGTCGACCGCCAGATTGCGCACCGTCACGAACCAGTAGCGTTCTTCTGACAATGGCCCGAGCTCATGCTCGCCGCCGCATTCGGAAAATCCGCACTCAAACACCGCTGGCTCTTCGATGGTGATCTCAAAGCCATAGGTCTTGGCGAGCGCGATGAAATCGCCCGGTGTAATCACGGCAGCAGAAAGCAGCTTGGTTTCCAGTTCGCGCAGCCGTTCGGCCGTGGTGCCATTCCCAACGCCGCAGGGGCCCGGCAATCCGTAATCGGCTTCCCATTGGTCCAGCGTGACAGAGATGCCCTGCACCGTGCTTTCCGAAACAAGCGCGTAGGCCCGGGCATAGAGATCGATGAACGGCGACAAAAGCACGCGCGTGAATTTGGCGAGCGTTGTCGAAAGCGGCATGGCCTCGCCATCCGGTGTGCCCCAGGCTGCGCCCTGCGGCCAGAAGGAAAGCGCCGGCGTGATCAGCTCATCATTTTCCGGGGCCGTCAGGCTGTCCCATGGGGCGACCACGCGTGTTTCCCGGTTCTCCGAACCGTCATAACCAGTCGGCACCACCAGACCGAGATAGAGCCCGTCGTCGCCTTCCGGCCAGTCGGTGACCGCCTCCATGTCGACAGCAAAGCCGGTTGGCGAACCGCCAATCCGCTCGCTGGCGATCGTGGTGACGGTGTTAAAACCACTGTCACGCGCCATAGGTCACATCTCCGAGTACCGGAAAATTGCCGCCGGAAAGCAGGATATCGGCGGCAGGCGTCACCAGCTCATGCCGGGTCTCACCGGTTACCCCCGAAATCGCTTCCGAGATCCAGGAGCGAGACAGCGAGAACGGCTCAGCATCCGTGCCGGGTTTGCACTTGGCAATGAACATGGCGCTTATCGCGGTCGAGATTGCGGCCCGCACATCATCGGTATCATTTTCAAGCCCGTCGATTTCGATATCGACAGAATAGGCAACGGGGGCCGATGCAACACTGTCATCAGCCCGGATCAGCCTGCTATCATCTATTGCCGCCTGCACGACGGCCACGTCGGAAGCGAGCGGAATGTAATCGTCCCGGCCTTCGAACAGGAACAGCACCACAACGCTCGCCGTCCCGCCGGTCATCTGATAGGCCCATGCGGCCTTTACGCCGGAAACAGCAAGCACGATGCGCTCATAGTCGGTCAGCGTTCCGCCGCCGGGCGGGTTCTGCTTTCGCTGCAGACCGCGCGCGCGCAGGCTTTCCTTATCCTCAAGGTCAGCGCCGCCGCCGAGCCCATCGTCATCAACGGTGAAGGTCGATGACAGATCGGAATAGATGCCGCCATCGGAAAGCGCCAATATGCCGCCACTGTCACGGTTGCCGGTGCTTCCCTTCACTTCGGCACGCACGGCAAGAACAAGCGTTCCATCGCCTGCAGCCGTCGCCGCTGCCGTCGTCACATAGGTGACATTGCCGGAATAGAACCGGATACCGGCCGGATAGGTGGTTGAGGCCGTTCCCGTGCCGGTGATATTGCCGCTCGCACGGGTTGGCTGGTTGCGATAGATGCCAACTTCATAGCAATGCGCCTCAATCCAGCTGACAGCTGTTGCCGTGGACAGAAACATCTGCCTTGCAAGCCAGGCCATGCGCAATTCAAATTCATGCGCCAGCCCGGCAATCACCTTTCCGGTGATGGTGACGAAATTATTGGCGAGTGCGGAATCGGTCCCGGGCAGATATTGCCGGAAAGCGCCGCGCACGCGTGCCGAAATTTCGGCCAGCGTTCTTGTTGTCCATGCCATGAAAAATCACTCCAAACCGGAGGCCTGATCCCAGAGCAGCGCGAAACGCTGCGAATAGATGACGGAACCCGCGCGCCCATAAAGCGAAACGGAAAGGTCGAGCCGCCTTTTTTCCCGCGTAGCGGTGGCGCTCACATCGATCCTGCTGACCGCCTTTTGATCAAGCAGCGGCTGCAGGGCAGCCCGTGCATAGTCTTCTGCCGTTTGCTCGATACCGTCGACAAGCGCCGACCGGCGCAGCAGCCAGAGCCGCGAGCCGATCGCGGTTTCATCCTTGGCAAGGTCGAAGCCATCGCCAAACCAGCCGCGATTTTCATCACCGTCGCGAAGCTCGCTTTCATGCACGCGGGCATCAGTCATCAGACAGATAAGCACCTGTGTCGCAAGCCCCTGCTCTGCCTGAAAATCGCCCGGCGCTTCCGCATGGTCCAGGCCATTGACCACCAGGTCGGCAATCACACCATCAAAGACCAGATCCGGCGCGCGGTAGGTTTCGCCATCGTCACCGACAGGCACAATCCTCAGCATCATGCACCCCCGTCGCCATCACCATCGGTCACCGATCCGCCAAAGGTTCCGTTGCCGCTGGCGCCAATATTGCCGTTGACGGTCAGGTCACCATTCAGCGTCAGATTGCCGGTGATTTCGGCATCGCCTGTCAGCGTCCACTGACCGGCCGTGATCGTGATCGTTCGCCCTGCGACATCGACAACGATGCCGGAACCAATCACCTTGACGATATTGCCGGTGCTGTCATAAAGCGCAGCCCCGCCGGATGGCAGTGACGGGCGATGCTGGCCGCTTTCACCACCGATGATGAAGGCCTGTTCGGGATTGCCTCTGGGATAGACGACAATGGCCCGCGCTCCCTTCACCGGAACCGATGCAAAGCCATGCGGCTCTATCCGCAACAGATTGGTGAAGCCGTCATTATAGTGGCCCTGCCCGCTCATGAACTGGCGGCCGGACTGCACGGAAACATCGCCGTTTAGTGTGATCTGCCGAAGGTTCATCACCATTCACCCTGCGAACGCTTTTCAACGAATTCCGCCCAGTCGACAGACTTCGATTTTCCTTTTGCCTTCGCCTTGTAGGCCTTGCTGGTTTTACCGCGGGGATTTTCCCCGCCGAGCGCGCGCGGATCGCAAAGCGTCAGCAATGCCACGGTGCCATCGCTTGCCCCGTCCTGCCGCAGGATCGCCCGCTTGATCACCAGCTTGCCATCAACGCCAAGCCACTTGTCCTGCACCAGGATCATCCAGTTGCGGCGGAAGAGCTGGCCTGCATTGTCGCGCCAGCCAGTGACTGTCAGGTGCACTTCAAGCGCTTTGGCGGCATTGCGTTGCACGGTCCAGACGGCGCGTTCCTTGGCGCTTTCCGTCCCGGCATTACCATCAAATTTCAGGATCAGCGGCCGGCGGCGGTTCACCGTGTCATCTGTCGCCGTCGCCTGCTTTCGCTCGGCGGTAATGTCACCCGCTTCCGTTGTCTGCCCGCGAACAATCACCGGACTGTAGCGGCCCTGTTCCGTCAGCGTTGCATCAGCTCTTTCAATGTTGACACCCCATAAGCACCCACCGGAAAGCGTGCCTTCCTGTTTGGTTGTCAGCTTCAGCTTTCCCTCTGGCGTGTCATAGATCAGGATACCGCGACCGCGTGCCACGCGCTCGATGGCCGCGAACATCGTTTCACCGATTTCGAGCTTCACCTTTGCTTCGGTCGGAAATTCCTCATCGGCAACAATGCCGATATCAAGCGTATCAAATTCACGGGCAACGGCGTCGATCGTCTTGCCGATAACCTCGCCGCTTTCATGCTCAACCGAACATTCGGTCGCATCGACAGTCCGCGACACGATGGTGATATCGAGTGTTCGATTATCCTTGTCATGCCCGGGAACGATGTCGCGCAGATACCCTGTCAGCAACAGATCCGAACCGGCATAGACCTTGACCGCCGTGCCAGGCTCAAGGTCGAGCCCATCGCCCGGCGGCTTGCAGGATATCCGCACCTGGCTGACGGCCTCTTCGGCCGAGCTTTCGAACTCGAATGTCTTGATATCAAGATCGAGCCCTTCGAGCCTTACAGTCTCAAACATGTCAGCTTGCCAGTGCGTTGAAGGTTGTCGGCATCACCAGCGGCGTGCCACTGCCGGCGCCGTCCACAAGCTCTTGTGCCCGGGTCGGATCGCCATAGAGCTTATGCGCCAGCACGGAAGATGGCAGCGAAAGCGATGTCCTGACGGTCACCATCGGCGTGGCCGTCGCCGCCAGTTCGGAAACAATGCGTACCGACATGGCGATGACAGAAGCGAGCCAGGCATAGAGGTCATTGCCATCCACCCCCATGGCAGCAGCAACCGCAACACCGGTAACACCCGCATCGGAAATGCGCTGCCGCGCCGCCCGCGCCGAAGGCCGCGAACGCCAGTCAACACGCGGACCGCCGATCGCAAGTCCGAAGGATAGCAGAACCTGCATCACCGAAAGCGTATCGTCTGTTGCATCCGGATCGAGCTTGAGAGCGGCAAACTGCACTTCGGTCGAAACGCTTTCACCAATCACCTGCATGATCGAAAGCGCCTCTGCAGCCGCATCGTCTGAACCCAGTGCCGCCATTTCTTCAAGGCGCGCGGTGAGATCGCCAAGATCGTCGCTGTCGCTGACGATGGCCGAGGCCAACCCCGAGAGCCAGTCAATTAAGGTTTCGATATCGGCAGCCATCAGAACAGTCCCGAGAGGGCGGATTGTGCCGCCGAGAACCCGGCGGCTACGACAGAATCAAGATTGCCGAGCGAAAGCCCGAGCGTGGCCGAAACAGGTTGCGGCACATAGCTGATATCGAAGGCGATATAGCCCATGCGATCCTTCGCCCGTGAACGATAGTAGCGCTCAACCGTCGCCATCATCAGGCCATCGACAGGAAGGATCAGCGCCCCCTTCCCCGGCAAATCAAAGACGGCGCGAAGCGCGATCGCATATGTGCTGGAATCATCCCCGATCACATAGGCGGTGATATCGTGGCCGGGCGTTGTCAGGCCGAGTTCTTCCGTCTCGGAAACATAGCCCCCGGCAACCTCATGTTTTGCCAGCCGCTTGCCACCGGAGAGGCTTTCATAATCGACCCAGAACGGCACGCCATTGAAGCTGGCGCGCCGCAGGCTATCCGGCCAGTATCGCATCAATAGGCCCCTTCTGGTGCGTTATCCCGTGGCTTCATCGATTGCCCGGTGTTGACATTGGCCCTGCCACCATGACGCGCCGCCTTGCGCTCTGCGGCGCTCATCGCGCCTTCGACGGTCCGGCTGAAGCGCTGCGCTGCGCCATCAATGGCGCTAGCAGCATCAGCGCCCGCCCGGCGGATTGCATCGGCGCTGTCGCTGACAGATCGCCCGGCATCGGTTCCCGCTTCGCGGATCTTCTCGGCGCCGAGCTGCAGGGTATCATCCGGCGTGGCATGCCGGGCTGCTTTTCGCTGTTGCGGCGACATTTTCTGATCGGCCGGCGTGACCCCGATCCAGTCTTCCCATTGCCCCCAGACACCATTACTCGATGGCGATTCACCGTTGTCCGGGCCATGCCGGGCCGATGACCTTTGTTCTGGCGACATTGGCGGAACGACAATTTCGGGGGGCATAGGCATGGTTTGAACAGGCAGTGGTCTGCCCTCATTCCAATAGCGCTGCATCTGCTCTTGCCAGTCTTTGGTATCGCCAAAGGCAGCATGTTCCTGTTCCGTTAGGGAATTTTGAACATATCCGGCAACCCAACTGAGAATGTCAGTACCATTCGGAACCTTCAGCCACTCGTTAATGTCCCGGCCACGATACTGCCCTTGATATCCCCCCAGGATCGCCATTGCGATGGCTCTTTGGGATGGTTCTCCCCATCCTGGAGGCGGTACTTTCGCGGCTTCCTGTGCGGCAAATAGGTCATCCCCAGTCAGCCCAAGAGTCGCAATATATTTGTCCTGCGCCCTCTTGAAATCCAGCTGATCGCTTGCACCATTCAGAACCGGCGTTACGGCCTCTGCGAGGCCAGTCCCGACCTTATTGATGAACCGATCCCATTCGCTTTCCATCTTGTCGATAGAAGCCTGTGAATCCCCAAGCACCCGTTGAAGGTCGCGATCGACAGTCCCGGCAACATCGGGCGAGTTAGCAACATCGAGATAGGTCTGATAGCTGTCCTTCTTTTGCAGCAGCGATGTCATGCCGTCACGGAACTGCTTATCTGTGAAGAGCACAGGCATTTTGGTCATGTTGTCATCAAGTGCCGTTTCAGAAAGCTTGATAAAGGCTTCGATCGGATCAGCGCCCGCCTTCACAGCTGCATCCATTTGCTTGCGCAGATCAATGCCGAACTTCTTGAACGCCGTCACCGTCGTTTCGGAATACATCTTGCCGAAGATATCCGAAGCCTGCGTGGCCGCGCTTGATGCATCCCCCGTTGCTTCTCGAAGAGTTTGGAGAACAGACAGCAAATTGCCGAGCCCCTGCGTTCCTTCATAGCCAAGATTGGCAAATGCTGGCGCGAGGTTCGGAATAAACGAAGCCATGTCCTTCAGCTCAAATTGACCAGCCTTGCCCATCGCAGCCATGAGATCAAAGGCGTCGGCCATCTGCCCCGCAGAGATCTTTAAAGCAGAAGATGTTTTCAGGGCTGTGTTCGAAATATCTACAGCTTCAGCACCAGTTGCCTGCGTCGTTGCCAGAACAGCCGGCAGAAAGTTCATAGCTTCCTTCAGATCCATACCAGAGGCGGTTAACGTGTCGATAGCTTCCACGCCATCCTGAAAACTGAGTGCAACCCCCTTGGTCATTGACCTGATGGCGTCACCTGCGGCTTTTGTTTCTTCAGCAGTCGCACCTGCAGTGATGCCGATACGGTTCATCTGCCGCTCAACTTCTGCCGCATCCTTGATGACCTTCGCAGTGCCGACAGCTGCCAGAGCCGGCAAGAGCCCTCGCGTAAACATCACCCCGGCGCTCTGCGCGGCCTGGCCTGCACGGCTATAGGCTGCGTTAACCTGATTTGCCCGGCTGCTGACCATACCCAGCCTCTCCGCAATGCGTGAGAAGACACCAGAGGTGCGATCATAGGCCGTGATCTTCAGCCGTGCTTCAACTTCCTTGTTCGCCATGGCTCATATTCCGTTGAAATTCAGACCAGCGCTGCACCCAGAAAAGCATTTGGGAAATCGTCATTCGCTCGATGCGGCCTGTGTCCCATCCGAGCCTGAAGGCGAAGAAGTCTCCGACCCTGTCGAGGTCGGAACATCCGAAAAAAAACCGATGACACCCCGCTTCAGTTTCTTCGAATCCTGCGCAGATAGCTTTGCGATATGCTCGTATCCTGGCTCGACAATCAGGCGCTGAAGGTATTGGTCGATCGTTTCCCAATAGACAAGCTGGACAACACCGCCACCCTTTGCCGGCTGCCATTCAACCGGCTCACCGAGGCCGCTCATATAGATATCGGCATAGGTCGGTTCGCGGAGCACCACCTTGGCAAAGGTCTTGTCACCGGCCGGGTAGCTCTTGGAGAGTGGGACTGTAATCTCCCCCATCAGCTGTTATCCCGCTTGTAATTATCCGCATTCAGCGTGAGGCCGGTCACCTCGCCGGTCATCCGGTTCGCCTGCGGATCGCCCGTGAAGAATGCCCCGGTGAAATAATGCGCGACTGAGGTATGTTCTTCGATGATGGTGACGGACTCTGCATCGGCGAGCAGCAGAGCTTCAAAGTCCTGCCCGTCATCCTTGAAGGTCACTTCAGCCGTATTCGGCTTCGGTGTCAGAATGCGATCGGTGCTGCCATCCTGGTTGGTCTGCGTTTCAGACGAGATCCGCGAGGCCTTCAGGTTGAAGGTCCCGCGCATGGTCATCAGCACACCGCTGGACAACCTGACGCTCATACGCCCGGCAAATTTGCTCATCTCATAATTCCTTGAAAAGGCGGCGCCGCCTTAGCGGCCACCGTCAGACGATAAGGGAAAGGCTCAGTTGATCTGGCTGTAGATCTTCGCGACACCGGCGAAGATATCGAGCGGGTTCACGACATCGATCTTCAGCGATGCATTCACCCGGTTCGCATTCTCGCTGTCACGCGTGACAACCAGGTTTGACAGGAACGTCGCCGGGTTCTCGATCACGCCCGGCATGCCGGCGGCTGAATGGTAGAGCGTGGCCTTGATGTCCTTGACCGTCGAAATCGCATCGAGGTTGCCCGGGTTATCGTCAGCGATGGCTTTGTTTCCGTGTTCGGACGCAAGGTCAGCACGGAATTTCTTCAGCGCATAAGTGAGCTGATAGGGCACCTGAATGTCGCGGAAGGTCGTATCCGGAACATCATCCGTCGTCATGCCCTGCGTGATGATCTTGTCGATCGTCACATCGCCTGAACCATCGACCGTCAGCGTCGAGACACCATTCTTCAGCAGCACGTTGCGGGTCGCATAGTCCATCCAGTAGGCGCGGTCACGCGGGGCCGCCACATCCTGCACCACAAGGCCGGTCTGGTTGCGCGACACATCACCGGAGGAACCGCCGCCAAGCCATTCGGCAATCGTGCCGACGACGCAGGCCACCCGCAGATATTCCGGCGTGGCATTGCCGCCATTGGCAAGCATGGAAATATTCGTCACATGCCAGTTGTCCTGCAGCGCGGCCTTTGCCACCAGTTCAGCCGAGGTGCCGGTGAAGGGATAGAAGGCATGTCCATAGAGCTGCTGGGCATAGGACCAGCGGCCCGTATCTTCATTCAGAAAGTCCTTCAGCAGCGCGACATTGGCTGCATCGCCAAAGGCCGAAATGATGATTTCGAACATGTCATCATTCATCGCGGCGATGATGTCGGAGAGATCAGGTGCCCCGGCGCCCGCCGTGGTCGTGGCAAAGGTGAAGAGCCCGGAGAAGGCATTCACCCGGTCGAGAACCGGAACATAGACATCGATGTCCGTGGCATAGGTGCCCTTGTGGCGCGCCGTCAGCGTCACGACATTGGTTGCCGCCGTCGCGGTGAAAGGCAGCGAATAGCCCTTATATTCATCGTAGAAATCATTGGTCGCGGCGGCAAGCGCCGTCGCCAGATCATTGGCCGTCATGCCGGCCGAAAGCTCGACACTGACATTGTTGCCAGCAATCTGCAGCACGCCCTGCCCGCCAGCCGCAGGCGGTGTTCCGATCGTGATCGTGCGGATCTCGGCCGTGCCGCTATCGGCAACCCGGGCAAGATAGATCTGTTGCGTCGGAGCATTCCGCAGAAGGCCGATGAACATCGTTTCCAGCATCGAACCGCGACCGGCAAGATTGCGCGCTTCCGTCTTCGACGTGCAGAGCGCGATTTCGCCTTCGCCGAGCGAACCGGCCGCAAGCCCGTGTGCCAGGATAATGGCCTTGGTTTCAGAACTGAAGGCGCCGCCGGACTGCACATCAAAGGTGAAGAGCGGCGCGACAAGATTGGTCGGGATCGTCATTCCGTGGATCCTTTCGAGGTGGAGGCCTTGGCCGTCTTCACGGTGGCCTTGACGAGATCGCCGTCCTTGACGAGCCGGCTTTCATAGGGGTTGGCAAAGTTCACCGCGCGTCCCGCCTGCGGCCAGTCGGGCTGACGATAGGGCATGGGAATGCGCATGCCGTCACGCGGCACATAGAGATCGGCCATCAGGCCCTCCATCAGATGTTTGGATCAGGGATCGGTTGTAAGGCTGGCCTCGAAAGCCAGACCACTGCCGATATCGCCGTGGATCACCTCAAGCGGTGTCCGCGCATCGACTGTGAAATGTGAGGCGAGCGCTGCAAGCTTTTCCTTGGCATAGGAGTTTTCCGGCAGCGCATTGAAGACGGAAAGCAGCGGTTCCGGCAGACCGCCATTCTCAAGATCGAATTCATCATCCGCGATATCGCAGACGAATGTCAGCAATGTGCGGTGATAGCGCAGCCCGAGTTCCGGCGAGGCAAAAGCCTGTTCCCGAACCTCTGCCACCTGCTTGACCACCCGCCGCCAGGCAAGCCCGGCATTGCCATATTGCAGCAGGCAGCGCACCTGCGAACAGAGTGCGGCAAGCACAAGCCGGGCGTCGGTATCCGTCTGCGCCATATCGGCCGCATCGGCAAATTCGCCGTCCCCGTCCTGCGCCACCACAGCGAGCTCTGCAACGATTTCAAGCGTTGCACGCGCCGAAGTGTCCCCCATCGCTGCCGCCTCGCCCATGGAGGATGCATGGCTTTCCGAGGTGAAGAGCGCCAGCGTCGGCGTATAATCCCGCGTCCGGTCGAGATCTTCGAGCGCGATAGAGCGGCTGTCATAGACAAACTTCCCCGCAAGCGTCGGGAAAGCAATCGTCCCGGCATTCGCCGCCGTCGGGTTCAAAGCCTCCATAGCCGCCAGTCGCATTGCTTCAGCTGCCAGCACGTTCAACTTCCTTCATCAGAAACCAGGCAGGACGAGAGCCGCCATCCGCGATCTTTGCGGCAATCTTGTAGACCTCGCCGGTGGCATCAACGATCACCCGGTCATTGCGCTTCGGCTGGTAAGGCCAATCGGAAATGAGCGCCGTCAGGACGGCATCATAAGCGACGGATGGCCCTGCCTTCGGATCGGCAGGCTTATGCCTCGCGATGACCTCCATCGGCGGCTCAAGTTCGATACTGCCGACGAACGAAAAGGTTGCCCGGTCAGGATCATCCTGCGGAGGATGGTTTACCGTCAGGACCTTGGCACGCGGTTGAAGCGTCAGATCGACGGTATCGAAAATGCCCGCGCAGCTTTCTTCCGTCAGAGCTTCGACAGTCACCCAGTCAACCATATTGGCCGGCCTCAGGCAGAAAGCGCGGCGAGAGCGGCTTCAGCCGCTTCAAGGGCGGTCTTAGCAGCAGCCTTGCTGTCATCGTCAGTTGCGAGCTCGAGCGCGGCCTTGGCATCTTCAAGCGCCTTCTCAGCCTTCGCCTTTTCGGCAGCGGCCTTCTTTTCGGCCTTGGCCTTTTCGGCTGTAGCTTTCTTTTCGGCCTTGGCGGCATCCGTTTCAGTGACGGTGTCGACCTTATAGGCGAACTTGTCTTCGACCAGATGCTGACCATAAGCCGCCGGTACGGTCACAGCCTCATGGGGCGCAACGCTTTTATCTTTGCTTTCGCCGATCACGCTTGCGGGGATTTTGCCGCCATGCTTGAAGGCGATCCGCATGTTCTTGTCTGCCATTGGAATGTCCTTTCCGGTTGCCGAAACCAATCAGCCATTGATCTCGAAAACCGGAACCGGTCTGTTAACCGGTTCCGCTATTAGACTGATAATAAACGACGATATTAAAATCAGGTCAGCGTCAACTTGCGCAGCGTTTCCGGCATGGTGCAAATCGAAATCGCATTCATCTGGGCTTCATAGTCATAGCCCTTGCCGTTCAACATCTCGATTGCCTTCGAGTAAAACGGCAGGCCCATTGTGTTGACCGTTTCGTTGTAGTCTGCCGGCGCGAACCGCGTGATGTAGAGACCGGGAACGCCAGTCATGCAAACGCGGGCCTCATTAGCAGCGATATAGGCCGATCCGAGATTGGCCGTCGCCTTGGTGCCGGTTTTGTAGCGCTCCCATGTCGCCCCGCAGAATTCGAAGACATCCGGAACATCATTGCGCAGGACGGCAGCACCGGCATTGTACATGAAAGTTTCGCGAACGGACTTGTGCGTCCAGAGCGCCTTATGGAAATCCCGGCCGGTGAAGACATGAATGCCGTCATAGGGCTGATCGAGCGCATCCTCGATTGCGTAGCGGACATCCTGGAAGAGGTCCGACACGATGGTGGTGTCGACATCCAGTTCAAGCGAAACCGCTGCAGGAAGCGCAATGCCGAATGCCGAATAGAGATCCAGCAGCGTGCCGCCGGATTTCGAGGTCACGATACCCTTGATGGCGCCGACACGCTGATGCTCAAGCGTCATCGTCAGATCCTGACCATGGCGCCGGTCACGGGCGGCAAGGCGGCCTTCGATCGTTTCCGGTGTGTTATCGGTCCCGAAGGCGCGAACATTCTGCACCTCATCGGCCTTGATAGCATCGTCCCGCTGATAATGCGGAATCTTGATCGGAACGCCGTCGCGGTCTTCCTGATCCGTCGTCTCGCCAGGACCACCACGTTCGGTCGGGTCGACCAGACCAAGCTTTCCGTCCTGCCGTTCGATCGAAATCATAGTGGTGGTGACACCATCTTCCTCGAAGAGACCGAGAGCCGAGATCTGCCCCGGGCGATAGGGCTGGCGATTGATCGACGCTGTGCGCGTTTCAAGGCTGAAGGGGTCGCCGGTATAGGGATTCGGGTTCGACATGGTGTGTTCTCCTTACCGTGCCTTGATGCGGACAGCGGCAAGCTGTGTCAGCTTCGCCGTGCGCTTGGTGGTGTCATCGACGCTGTCATCAAAGATCAGCATCGGATCTTTGACCTCTGCGTCATTGGTGATGCAGGCAACATCGACATCCGCGTCGGTCGCATCGACCGTATAGCCGCAGATCGCAGTTGCCGTTTCCGCACCTTCAATGCCGGTAGTCTCGGCATCCGGCGCCGGTGCATATTTCCCCGAAGCCGTGATCTTGCCGATCGCGGTTCCGGCTTCGACGATGCCGCTGCCCGCGGCAATCGTCAGCACTTCGCGCGAACGCCTGCCGTTCGCTTCGGACAGGACAAAGCCCAGGGCACGGGCCTTTTCGGTGACTGGCGCCATGATCAGGCCCCCTTGTTGACTGCGGCGCGACGGCTATAGACCGTTGCCGGGTTGAGATCATCGTTGGCCTCAGCGGGCTTGCCGCCTGCAACCGGCTTTGCCAGCCCGGACGGATCAGCCGCCCGTTGCTGTTCATAGCTTTTCGGGGCGCCCACCTTGTCGCCCTTCGGCGCCGTCGCCATCAGCGCAATGGCTGCATCAGCCGACATGTCGGTGTCGAAAGCCAGGTGACTTGCCATCGCGCTGCGGCCATCGGCCTCAGCACTGGTGGTGATGGCCTTGATACGGGCTTTGGCAGCATCGGCCGCTTCCTTCCGCATCGCGGCCATATCCGCATCGGCGGCGGGTTTTGCTGCGCCGGGCGGTGTCTTGTCGTCAGACATATGACGGTCCTTTTCATTGGCGGCCGGATCAGCCGCCGGTTCAACATTGGACGCTCCCGCGCCCGGCTCTCCCTGCAAAAGGGAATCGTTGATCGCACCGGACGTGACCGCCCGGTGGATGACTTCCAGAAAACCTGCCATGATCAGCCCTTGTTGATTGCCTTGACGAAGGCGTCGAAGGCCTGCGTCGGATCCCCGATCGCATCGATCAGCCCGCGCTCAAGTGCTTCGCGGGCGGTGAATGCCTCAGCTTCAGTCGCCAGAACCTTGGCCTTTGTGGTGCGACCGCGACGGCCCTGCCCGACGATCTCTGCGAAACGGTCGCGCATGAGATCAGCTTCAGCCTGCCACTTGTCCTGCACATCTTGCGGAAGAGGCTCATAAGGATTTCCATTGGCCTTCTTGGTGCCGGAACGAATGATCGTGACCGCAACGCCTTCCTTCTCCAGGTAACCGCTGTAGTCGGCATGCAGCATGATCACGCCAACCGAACCCGCACCGCCGAATTCCGGCGCCACAACTTCCCGGCACTGGCTGACCTGGGCAAAGGCTGCAGAGAATGCAAAATCCGTCAGAATGCCGATCGTCGGTTTGACCTTCGAAAGCGCTGCGATCATCCGCGCAGTCTCAAAGCAACCGGCAACTTCGCCGCCAAAACTGTCGACCTCGAAAACAACACCCTTCACGCGGTCGTCCCGTGTCGCCAGAGCGATCTGTGTCTGCAGCCCCTCATAAGAGGTTACCCCGGAAGACTGACCAATGAATGTCCCCTTGTGTACGAGGGTTCCCTCGATCGGGATAACGGCGACACCATTCTGAACGAAGAGTTTGGCGCCAGCCCAGATGGACTCTCGCTGGGCAAAGGAATCGCCAAGCCTGCCGGCGGAAGGCCTGCCGTTTTCAAAGGCCGTGTGATGAACGGCATTGCCACCATTCACGATGACAACATCGCTCCCGGAAATCCTTCCTCCGAGGCCGAGAACAAAGTCTTCAGCCTTCCGCTCATCATAGGCGAGCGGTGTATTGAACAGCCGCTGCGCGATGTGCCCCATGGCAATCGACATATTTTAGCTCCTGATCAGAACCGCAACGACCAGCGTCGACCGACGCGGCGTGTGCCGTTCTTCACCGCACATGCGGTCTCGAGGCGGGCGATTTCCTGTTCGAGATCGGAAATCGATGTGGTCGCAAGCTTAATGCGACGCTTGCCAACCGGTGACTGAATTTCGCTTTCTTCGACCGCCTCACCGGCAATCCGCTTCAACCGGACAGCGCGCAGCGCGCTTGCCATCGCGCACGGATCATCAATGTCGACAGCAGTGCCGTTGATTTTAACTGTTGCCATTGGTGGCGCTCCCGCTATCGGAACCACTGGTGGCATCAGCCTTTGGCGTGCCGGTATTGCGGTCAAAGGGTGATGTCATGCCAGCAGCCTTGTAGCGTTCGTGCCAGCGCTTGCGGCTTTCGAAGACCTCTTCAGGGTCGTAGCCAATCTCGGCGCATTCTGCCTCTACCGTAGATGTGCCGTTCTGCAGGCGCTCAGTCGCGGCATCTGCCCGCTTCTTGTCGTCTGCTGTTGGCTTGGATGGTCCAAAACAAAGCGCCCACTGCACTGCGTCCCGATTCGCCCGATAGGCCTCATATCCGCCCTTGAAGGGAATGCGCTCTTCCCCAATTTCCTCATCCAGCCAGGCACCATAGGGCACCAGCATATGAGGTGCTGCTATCCGATCGGTGCGCCGCTGCGAAATCGGCCAGAGCGCCGAATTTTCCATCATCGTCGAGGCATAGGTTGCTCTGGTATAGTCGAGCGTATAGCCGCCATATGACATGCCGAGTGCCCGGGCTGTTTCCCGATGCATCGCGGCCATGAAGTCGGAGTATTGAGCACCGGGCGCGGAGAGCTGCTTGAAGTCCAGGCTTTCGCCCGGCGCAAGCTGCGATACACCGGCCCCGGCCCCAAGCTTGATTTCGCTTTCAGCCGCCCGTTCAAGCTGGGCGCCGAAGTAGTTTGCAAAATCCGCGGCAATATCGGCGGCGTTCTCGGCGCCCGTATCCTTCAACGCTTCCAGGGCCTCAAAGGCTTCAGCCGATGGCTTGTCGCTGGTCAGGATGATCGAATAGATCGTCTGCAGAAAGAACAGCTGTGCGGTGGCATCATCGACATTTTCGGCGAGAAGATACTTGCGAAATGTCGGCGTCAGCGGCGAGACGCCGCGCACATCCTCTGCACTGAAGGGGTCAAAGGCATGCATGACAAGCTGCCTGCCCTCGCTGTCACGCGCCGGATAGTCGACCTTTACGGTCATGCCATCGCGCTCTTCCTGAACACGATAGGCAATCGGCCGGCCGAACGCATCGTGAATGATGCCCTGATACAGCCCCTCAAATTTCGATGTGTCCTGCACCAGCCTGTGCGGTGAGAACAGCAGAAACTTGGTTCCCGTTCTCGTCCCCGCCAGCCGCTGGCTTCGCGGAAGGTACTGGATCACGCCGAGGCTTTCGCCGAAGGCAAGCCAGTTGCGAATGCCCGCGTCGGTGAGCTGTGGCAAGGTGAACTTCGCCCGGTAATCACACTCAAGCGGGTTCCATGCCCAGACCTTGAAGCGATCCTTGATCAGCTTGATCAGGTCCATCGCTTCCTTGTCGTCATAGCCAAACGCCCGAAGATCGGGTTTCGGATTGAGCGACAATTCAACGCCAACCGTATCGGCAATGATCTGATCAGCCGCACCACGCAGGCGGCCGGAATTTTGCAGCATGTCCATCGCAAGGCCAGCCGCCCGGGTCCAGACGCGGCGGACCTCATCGCGGTGTTCCCGCAACGAGGCGGGACGGGAGGCAATCACGCCGGATTGCGTGTCCCGCATATAGCTACCCTGCGCACTTCCGGCCTTCACGCGGATGCGCGGCTTTGCCGGTGCAATGCTCAGACTTTCCGTTTGCGCCATCGGTTTTCTTTTTTCGGCTTTGCGGCGGCGGCCGGTTCTGGCTGCGCCTTGTTTTCTATTTTCGGTGCAGCGGCAACCTGTACAGGCGCCGGTGAAAAAAGATCGGCAACGGGCGCACCTTCAAGCTTACGCCTCAAGGCAGCCCAGTCAGCCGGAGAGTTGGACGACAGGCCCATATGTTCTGCCATGGCCATTGCGTAGATCCGGCAATCAAGCCAGTGATTGTCCGCACGCCGTGGCTTCCATTCCTCGTAGAGCTTGCCGCGTCTGATCTCATGGACGAAATATTCGCCCGTGATCTGCTGGAAATATTCTTCGCCGAGTTCCGTGTGGAAATGGCAGTAACCAGGCGGGTCGCATGGCTCACCGGCAGATAGTCCGGGCTTGTGAAGGTTTCCGTAGAACTCGCCCTTCAGTGACCATGTTCCAACCGGCCACGACATGGTCGAGCCAAAGCGCTTGCGTTTGCCCCGCCTTGTGACGGATTTGCGTTGCGGCTGCGATATCGCCGGAATGCCACGGCCGCCAACACCCTTCACCGCATAGGTATCGGCATGTCTGCGACACCATTCCAGAACTGCATTGGTGTTGAAACCGGAGTCGACGGCGAAGGCATCGAAGCGGCGAAGAACCCCGTTCGCATCGGGAAATTCCATGTACAGGAACTTCTCAAGTTCAAGCCATGCGCCGGCACTCGGATTATCTGTTGCCCCCTTGAAGTAGAGAGCCTCGACACACCAGCTCTGCCGATCTTCTGAAAAGGCAACGGCCTCGGCATAGATGCCGTGCCCCTGCACGTCGGCAGCACCAGTAAAGACAAGCCCACCGGCCGGGATGGTCGCTTTCGGATACCCCTCGCGGCGCTCCATGAGCCGCACGTGGTCGGGCGCATTTCCCTTCATCAGGTAAGGCAGCGCCAGCACCAGATTGCTGTAGTCCTTCGCGCCAGTCTCGCCCTTGCCTTCAGAACTCAGCTTGTCCTCAGCGATGGCACCGTATGACATCATCAGCGACATGAAAGCATCGACATGAAAGCCCGGATGCCGGTCCGGTTCCGTGAAAGTCGGAATATAGCGCCCCTGCTTTACCGCGATGACGCGTTCTGATTCTGAAATCTCATGCGTGCAGCTGATGCAGCGCATGCGCGATTTATGCGGATGCTCCCGGTCAATGATCAGGTTGACATCCTGTTGAACCTGCTCCGTTCCGCACTCAGGACAGCGGATATACCAGAACCGTTGATCTGATCGCCGGAACGAGCGGTCAATACGGCAGTGCCCCGGTCCGTCTCCAAGCTCATCGCCGCTGTCAAGTTCTGGCGTTGATAGCTCAAGGATCTTGTAGTTCTTCATCCGCCGGAAAGCGGTGAAGCGGCCGAAGAACAGCGTTTCCGGGTCTGAACCATCCGGGTAAAGCTCCCATTTTGAGAGCTCATCCTTGACACCATAACGGCATGTCTTGCCGGAAAGATCCTTTTTGGTGTTGGCATTCCCGAGATAGATATAGGTCTCTGTGCCAATCTTTTTGGTGTAGGTCGAAGAGTTCGCCAGATCGACAATGCGTTTTTCTGTCTTGCGCTGCCAGGCCTCAATCATCGGGTTGAACTTGCCGGTGTTCAGATCCTGCAGGAGGTCTATGCCTGGCGCTGCATAAAGCGCGTTGTCAGGGCACATCTCAGCGAGATACAGCATCCATGACATGGCAAGGATGGAAACGCCCGTCTGCTGCCCCTTGCGCACAGTTACCAGATTGCACGGGTGTTCCTGACTAAGGCATTCGGCAATCTCAACCAGATAGGGCGCATCTGCTGCGGACCACATATCTCCCTTTTTGTTGCCATCCACCAGGACGATGTTTTTCCCGATCCACTCATGAAACGAGACAGGCGGAATGGGCCTGATCGCTTCGGCGAGGTTCGAATAGACCAGCCGAAACGCGCTCGGATGCGCATTCATCCCTCATCTTCCTCAAACATCGGATCTTCGGCCGGCGCTGCCTCTGCCAGTTTTCCAAGGCGATCAGCGATACTGTTGCCGAATTCATCGGCGATCTTGCGCAACGCGATACGCGCACCATGTGCCCCTTCCTTGGAAACCGCGATCGCAACATCATCCGCCCGGTTCTGCAGCTTCCGCAGTATCTGCTGAATGTCGCTACCGGCCTGCCGGATCGCCTCGCCCATCAGGTCAGCCCGAACAAGCTGGCCGATTGCTTCCTGATGGCGGATCTTCTCGCGCCCGACCTTCAGCCATTCGGACTGGCGCCGTGCTTCCTCGAAACTGTCTTTGACGCGAAGCCCGCCTTCAGCGGCACCACTGTCCGCAACGGGTTCTTCCGCAAGGGTGCGGATCGGGGCTTTGGTCTTTGCCGGGTTCGAATGACGCGAACGGAATTCGTCGTAGTGGGCGAGCGACACCCGCATCACCCGTCCCTGCCCGTCGCGCTCGATCGGTGTGTCAGGCTTGGCCTCAGCCAACTTTTTGACGGCCTTTGAAACCGCCATCTTCGACACGCCATCACGTTCAGCGATCGCGGCGATCGTCCACATGATCAGCGGTGTGTCGTTCACGGTGTAAACCCTCTGTGTAAACCGTATAAACCCCGTAAACCCAAAAATCGGACCCCATTTTCGGACGGCGCCCCGGGGTCGCCTCGGCCCGTCGTCGGGCCTCGATTTCTACGGTCCCTAAACCCGGAGGGGGTGTTGCAGACCGGTCACATCGGCCGACCGGGCAAAATCCGGTCGAGTTCGTGAAGGAAACGCGGTGCGAGGTTTTCCTGAATGATCTCTGCCAGGGCCTGCATGTAGACATCGGGGTTGTTCGTGATCGCATGCGCCGGGTTCGGTCCGAACATCTCCCTGATTGGCGTTCTTTCCTTGCCAACCCTGCGGAAGACACCGGAATGCCCGCTTTCCATCTTTGCAATGAACATGCCCTTGTACGATCCGCGCGTCCTGACGCGAACGCCGCGCCGGGTCTGCCTTGCACCGAGCTTGAAGAGCGGTATCCATCCGGACTTCTCGACCAGCTCAATCGTGTTGCCGCCAGCGTTGAAGTAGGCAGTCGTCTGCTCACGAATGATACGCTGCGGCAGTTTGGTATGTTCGGCATTTCGCTTGACGACACGCGTTCGGGCCATCGTGGTCATGCGGCGCATGGCACGGGCCATGGCCTTTGTCTTGATCTCGCCCGGAAGCTTGGCGATTGCCCGCGACAGCGCTTCGATTTCCGACGCGTCGAAATGGACTTCAGCGACCATGAAAATCCCCTCTTCCCTATAACGCGAAAGGCGAACCGCTTTCGCGATCCGCCTTCCGGCCCGTTCTGTTCTCGGGCGTCCTCCCGGTTCCGCGCCGGGCCGCCTACTCACTCGCTCCAATATCGGTTCGGAATGTATCACCCCGATATCTTCACCGCTTGCTTTCGCTTGGAATTGCCAACGAAGGATGGATTTGAACCACCACACACAGTCGGCGACTAACCCGACTGCTTTGCAGTCTACTACGCCAGTCTAGCGCAGCGCCGCTATGTCTGCCGGGGTCACCGGCACGCTCTCCCATTGAGCTACTTCGCTGTTAACGCGCCCTTTCGAGCATGTGGTTGCGGGGGCAGGATTCGAACCTGCGGCCTTCAGGTTATGAGCCTGACGAGCTACCGGGCTGCTCCACCCCACGTTAAAAGTCTGGAAATCTCATAGCTTACGCACTGACCCTCACTCAGTGTGCGCCGATTGGCTGACCGTGAGGGCGGGGAGCGAAGGGCTTGCCGTGATCACCCCTCCGGGGTCAGCCGACCAGGTCGGCACGGTAGCGTATGGTACGACGCTTCATCCGCTGGAAAATAACTCACACCTTCTCAATGAAAGCAAGTGGAATTGGAATGTCGACCTTTCCGGCGAACATCGTGGCCTTGATCGACGCAACCATTTTTCGCTTGTTTACCGTCCGAACGAATGCCCGAATTCCAGCGAATGGCCCCTGTATGATCTCGACAAAGTCACCCGCAACGATCGAGCATGTTTCATGACCTAATTGTTCATCAATGTCCCGTAACACCATGAACCTACTGACCGTTTCTTCAGAAACGACATATGGCGCTTCAGCTGCAGTGTGAAGAACATCGATCACACCGCTGACCAGCTTCAGTCCTGCAAAGGAAGCTGCTCCGATGACACATTTCACCATCACATAGCCGGGCATGAGCGGTTTCATCCGGACGATCTTTTTATGGGTGAGACTGTGGATAACGGTTGTTTTCATCATCGGCATGAAGCTTTCAACGTCCGAATCGGCGAGAGACTGGACAACAGAAGCAGCTTTGCGACCATCCACCGACAGCACGATCCAGCGCGCCAGCTCCGGCTTGTCCTGCCAGTGACGGCGCGCGGCTGCATCGATGAAATGCGCTTCCATGCGCCGCATATGCGCAATCTTTTCGAGCTTCAGAAGCCCCGCACCGCTCACCTTGCCGTCAAACTGTCGCATCAGCATCCGCCTCTCCATCGTTGATGATTGACCGCGCTGCCCGCGCGAAATCGTCCAGATCATCCGGCCCGCCCGCCGGGAAATAGACCACGCTCATGCTTCCCGGATCCGGCACAAAGGCAAACCCGTTCTCCGCATGCCAGGCTTCCCACCGCGCCCACATGTCGGAATGCACCGGCACAGGCTCCATCAGCGGCTTGAGCGCCTGCAGCTCTGTCGGAACGGCGATTGACTGACGCCCGCGCGCATCCGCATCGAGCTTGTGGACGAGCGGATAGCCTTCAGTCGGTATCCGCCGCGCCCGTTCCTGCGCCTCGAAATCATCGGGGAAAATCAGCGTGCCATCAGCCCCGACAGACAGGTTTCGCTCTTGAAGGAATGCCAGCGCCTTTCGCTCGCCCATGCGCTTGGCGATCGCATAGCGACCCTGCATGGACCGGTGAATGTCATCCCCCAGTTCGACTTCGACAGGGCCATCGAGCAACGCCAGCATGCGCCGTGCCGCCCAGATCGGGCCGAATGGTGCCTGCCGTGCCGTCTCCACCGTGGTGGCCGCTTGCGATGATCGTTCAACCAGCCTTGGCGCCGATGCCATCACATCGAGGAACTTCTTTTCCCGAAGATAAACGCCGATCGCCACGGGCTTCGGCTCGCCCTTGTTCGGGCCACGTTCGACCTTTGGGCAGATCCTGAGATAGGGTTCCCGGCAGTCTTCTGCCTGCCGGCGCTCTTCCGCTGTCAGCGCCTTGAACTGTTTCAAGCCCCAACCACTGGACGAACTGAAAGCACCCGGCCACGGCTTCCAGCCGATCGCGGTGTCGCCCATCTCAAGCCGCTTGAACCGCTTTTCGAGCGCTTTCGGTGTTTCGTTCGGATCATCTTCAAAATCCTCGCGCGCACCCTCTCTCTCAGTTACTGGTTCATTTACTGGTTCCCTTACAGGGTTACTGTCCAAATTTTGGACACGGCCAGCCTCGTTTTTTGGACACGGCGAGGCCTCATTTTTGGACACGGTTTCCGCCCCTTCGCCGTGTCCAGAATTTGCACATGGTGAACGGGCAAAATCGGCTTCAAAAGCAAGACGATATCGCGTGCGCTCTTGCTGCCCGTTGCCACGCCGGCGAACCTCGCGCGCAATCAGTCCGCGCGCTTCCAGGTCAGCCAGATGATTGTTAAGCGATGACCGCGACATTTCGCAGTCTTCAGCAAGGGTGTCCTGTGAAGGGAAGCACCCGAAATCGCTGTTATAGCGGTCACACAGATACCAGAGCACGATTTTCGTGGCCGGTTTCAAGCCGCGCTGAAGGATCGCCCAGTTGGTCGCCTGATGGCTCATAGCGGCACGTCCCTCCTGTCGATAATCCGGCAGACTTCCTCTTCAGACAGGTCAACGACCGCAGCAATCCGATCAGTCGACATGTCGCCGCGCCGCCAAAGCTCAATCACACGCTGGCTGGCGCGGGCAGACCGTGCCGTTTCCTGCCGGTTCATGCCTTCATTCATCATGCCCGCCCCCGAAGAGCTCAGATTGCCGGGCATCTTTCCGATCGAGCATGCGAATAGCTGTTTCGCCGACCCATGCTTTGTCCCACACAAACCAACCGTGGTTTGTCGGCGGCGATCCCTGCCCTGTGAAATCAATCTTCCAGCGCATCAGATAAGCGCATGCGGGTGGATACTTTTCCCACAAGGTCGCCATGCCCGCAGCCCCCGGCCAGCTCCACGGCAACAGAAGCGCCATGTACTCAATCTCGAGCACTTCCAATGCGTGATAGATCCACCGCGCACGGCCATCACGCCAGTTGCATTCCTGAAAAGGTGGATTAGTGACGATCGCACGGCACAGCCGGTCATGCGGCGTAAAGTCGTAGAAATCGCGGATCACCGCATCGCAGCCACGGTCAACGAGATCTGACCGGAACACGTTTAGCCCGACCGTTTCCATTTCTCGCGCCATTGCCCCGTCACCGGCTGCCGGTTCCCATATCGTGGCAAAGTCTCGCAGCCGCCGTTGTTCAGCATGCAGAAATGCCCGCGTCGGTTCCGGTGGTGTCGGGTAGAAATCATCCTTTTCGCGGGCTCGGGCTTCCGTTTCGGCTATCTCGCCATCGATCAGGTCAAGGACTGGCTTGGCAGTCTTTCCCATGGCGCGGAACAATCCGCGTGCTGAAGTCGCGCTCATGCCGCCACCGCCATTTCACCGCGCGGGCGATAGGCAAGCTTCATGTGGGCCGTGCAATATGACCTTCCTTCAGCAACACACAGTCCGCAACAAGGCATATCCGGCCCGTTCGGCTCATCGATATCCGTCAGCGGAAAATGGCACTGGTCATGGTCGAGATCGCGGAACAGCACCGGCTCAGCACCATTGATCGCCCTGCCCTTATGGCAGCCGGTGCGATCCAGCTTCATCACGTCCGCGCCATTGTCCTGCGCATCGCTTCCGGCCTGCGCCTTCAGCAATTCAACGCGTGCATTCTTGCCACCGCGCGGCAGAAAGCGTTCGCGATGGCGTTCGGTGAAGCCGCAGACCTTCCCCCGCGAAATGCCGAGCTGATGCGCAATGGCGTTGATGGTCAGCCCATCATCCCAAAGCTTTGCCGCAGCTTCGACCAGCGCGGTCTGATCTTCCGGCGGGCGCAGCGGAAAGGCATCGCGGTTGCCATCCATGAAATTCGCCATCCGCGCATAGCCAACACCGAAATGCGCAGCCATGGCGCTGATGCTGGCGCCATCGGCCCACATGGCCCGCGCCTCATCCATCCGCGCCGTGGGCACAGCCGGTTCAATACCGGCATCGCCAATACCCATCCTGCTACGATTTCGGGATACGAGCCCGGCAATGGCGTTTTTCGGCACACCGAAAAATGCCCCGATTTCCGCCTGGCTTTTGCCGAGCCGGATCATCCCGCCGACCAGGTCGATTTTCTCATCAGTCCAGATCATCATGCCCCACCCCCTCAAAGTCGAAGCAGGACTGCATGCCAGCAGCGGCAAGATAGCTGTCAAATTCCATCTCGCCTTCACGCCACGATGCACCGCCGTCTTCCCGCAGCTTCCGTAGGCGGTTAATCATTTTCGGGTTCAGCCCACGCGCCTTGATTTCATGGCCAACTTGCGTCTTGAGCTCACGGATTTCCTTCCCTTCCTCATCCAACCGATCGAGCCGGTCACAAAACTCAAGGATTTCTTTGCCGATAAGGCTGTTTCCGGACTCGGATACAACGGTCGTTTTGGTCTTCTTGCTCTTCGCCGTCTTCGCCGCAGGTTTGCCATTCACGGCCATGGGGTTGAAATCATCAGCCATATCGCTGACCTCCCTTCACGGGCTTCATTCCCGGCCCGCCGTTCAAAAAGCTGGATTTCGGGCGCCAGTCGCGCGCCCCTTCGATCTGTTCGCGGATCGCATCGTCGGTGAGATCGCAGACCATCAGCCTGTCACCCGGCCAGTCGCTGCCCTTGCAGGTGTTACAGGCAGTCACACCGCCGCCACTGATGATTTTGCAGGGCGCATTCATGGCTGATCATCCGCCACAACCCGCAGCTTTGCCGCGCCGCCGCCATTGGCCTTGATGGCCGCGAGACTGCGATGCACTTCCGAAATGGCCGCTTCCAGTTTCGCCAGCGGGCGTTCGCAGGTTGTCGCCTCAGTCGGCGTCACATTCCCGTCAGCAATCGAATTGCCGAAGGCATTCCCGAACTCGCCCCAATGGCGCATCATTTCAGAGACGGAACGCAGCAGCCCGGCTTCCGCCGCCCGCTCTTCATCCGGGTCCGTCAGCCGCCGGCCATTGGCTTCGGCCAGAACGGCCGTCACCAGCGCCACACCGGCATCCTCTTCAAGCGCTACAATCGCGTTGACCGGCATCAGCTCGGCATCGGTCGGGCTGTTCCACCGCCCCACCTGCGATTTTGAAAAGTTGGTGATTTCCACCGCCCGCATAATACCGCCGCATCGGGTGATCAGATCCCGCTGGGCGGCCTTGATCCGGTGATGAAAGGCATCAGAAACAGCCATTATTGCCTCCGCAAAGCGTAAAAAAATTCCCGCGCCGGGAAAAACCGGCGGCGTTTCCCGATGTGGGAAGGCGCTCAAGCGCTTAAGTTCCAGGTCAGTTCAACGGGGTAACGCGCCCCGCTTTCGCAGCTACGGAGGGTAAAGTGATCGTGGTGACCAGAGCAGTGTGTCAGGCAGAACGCGCGTTACCCGCGACAAAGGAAAAGCGCCGCGCCGGGCTGACGGGAGGAGGAACCAGCCGCGGCGCGGCCCTGCCGGTCCGCAAGGTTGAAGCGGCAGGAAGAGAACAAGAGAAATGGCGCGCCGGATGGCTCCCGATGCGGACAGGAAATCCCGTCCCAGCCACATCACCATCCGGCGATTGCTCAAGCCGAAGCGGGAGATACGCCCCGGCGAGCGAAGACGTGAAAAGCAAACGGGCACAGACAGCCGCCCCCGCACAAAACCTTCAAAGCACGCTGCGGTCGGCGAAACCCTGTGGGCGAGAAAACGAACCGTATGAACAATTTGATAGAAACCGCATGCAACCATTGCTATCGTTAGCTCATGCAACTGAGCTTCGAAACAATTGCCCTGTCCGTTACCGCCATATGCTCGGCCATTGCCGCAACTGGGACAATCTGGCAGGCAATCACCACACACCGAAGCGCCCAAAGGCAAAGGCCCTCTTTGCTGGCCGATTTCCGCCCATTCGACGGACACCCAGGCTGGGTGCATGTCAGAATATGGAAATCTGGCGAAAAGCAGCTTCCCTTTTCGCTTGCCTCTGCAAGGCTCATGAAGCCGAGGGGATCTCAGGGCTTGCGGCTTTCCGCCACTCAGGGCGAACCGCAATCTGTAAACCACCACATTCCCGCCATCGCTCCATCGCTGAAACAGGCGCAGCGCGGCGACACCCCGCTCGAACCGGTCTCCTATGCTTTCGGATACGAGGAGCTTTTCAGGTTCGAATCCCTGTTTTACCATCAGGCATTCAGGAACTCTCTGCCCCCCCTGCTGGATATCTGCGTGACTTGGCAGTGGGCCGATCAGCCGCGCCACAACCGCAAGATTTCGGTCACCGCGAGACAAAGCAAAATGAACGACTGAAGACCCGCCATCCATTTCAGAAAAGTGAGTTGCTCGGCGAGTACCGGCAGCGTAGTTGCCACGTCCATGGAATTGATCCTCATAATCTTCGTGTGAAAAGCTAACGGGCGCGCCGGCCCAGCGTGAAACCGGCGCACCCGCTGTCTGCCTGCGCAACGTCCCTGTATACGCAGGCGGAAGAGAAAAAAGGCGGCGCGCACGACGCAAGACAGGCTGCGCGCGCCGCCAGTTGGCTGACCCGGCTCGATAGGCCAGCGTGGGGAAGAACAAACCCGCCATCACTGCACCGCCCCTTCAGGCTGCAGCAGCACCGGGCGCGGCACATCATCCGGCCAGGGCGCATCTTCGGGCCAGTTCTCTGAGAACCACGTCACGACACGGTCATAGGTCGCGACGGTGAACGAGGTGTGCCCATCTCGAACGCGGCGGAAGAACCTGCCATCGCCAACAGTAAGGCGACCAGTCGTGCTTTCTGCGCGTCCGGTTTCGGCCGTGTAGCGCCCGACGAGCGCCAGCATGTGAGATCGAAGCAAAGTTTCCATGCTTCAAATTTGTAATTGTATTTTTCCCACTTAGCAATGGGAAATCTAGAACTCGGGAAAAAGTGGGAAATGACCTACAATCTTGATATGGATTTGAAAGATATCGTCACGACCCGCCTGGCCGAACTTGGACTGGGCCCCGTTGAGGCCGCTAACCGTAGCGGCCTTAAGACTAATTTTATTGCCGATATCATTTCCGGACGCAAAAGCAGCATCCAGTCACGCAACCTCGCCAAGCTCGCCGAAGCGCTCCACCTCGATCCGTCTGCCCTTGCTGATAGCCGTATTGTCCGCACGGACACAGCCCCGCCCGCTCAAGCCCCCGCCGCCGCGCTTCCATCGACAGAAGCACGCACCGTTCATATAGCTGGCACCGTTGCCGCGTCCTACACGCAAGGCACATCGTTTGAACCCGGAAAGCGGCTTGGATACCTGCCTTCACCGCCAGCGATGGCGCATATTTCCGGGATCTATGCGCTTTACGTTGATGGCCGCAGCATGGAGCCGCAGTTCTTTCCGGGCGACCTGATATTCGTTCACTCTATGCGCCAGCCCCGTTTTGGCGATTGCGCCGTCGTCGTCACAGATCACGGACAAGGACCACAGAGGACGCTCGGCATATTCAAATCCGAGGCAGCAGAAACTATCACCCTGTTCAAACGTGTGAGCGACAGCGACCCCGGAAAGGGCGCAGACATCACAATCCCCAAACAGTTCGTCACAGCAAAGCACAAGGTCCTCACCGTAAACGAGATGTTCGGCGGCTGAAATGCTTGCCCGCGAGCACAATCAGAAATAGGCTGATTCAGCACTTCTGACGTCGGGGGATATCATGTATCGCAAATTTGCTGCCGCCCTTGCCTGTTCCGCTATGTTGGCCGTGCCGGCACATGCCGACTTCAGACTGATGCGGTGGAGCACATCCATCCAGGAAGATCCGTTTGACGGCAAAGGCCGGTTGACGGCAGCCTATTTTGACAGCCTCAAAAGCGGTGTCATGTTCATTTGCCAAAAGGGCAGCGACGAAATCAGCCTGCGGGTTGCCTTCCCTTTCGATAGCGACCAGCTGGGCACCGCATACGACGGCGCCAAGGTTCGCATCAAAATCGACAATTTTGACGAGATCACGGCAACCGCAACTGCCGTCACTCTCCAAAACGGCAATGCTGGTATTGATGCCCCCATCTATGGATATGAAGCATGGCAAGCCCTTGAAAATCTTCGCGATGGCATCAAGTCGCTCTACCTCAAAATCGGCGATGCGGATACTGTTTCAATCCCGCTGACGGGCTCCACTGCCGCTGCAAAACAGGCCATTCCATTCTGCCTCACTGATGCCTCAAAGCAGAAGCCAGCCATCGACTGGAGCAAGGAAGCAGCCTCAAGCACCGATGGTGATGCAGCGCCTCCGATCGACGAAACCAAAAGAGCAAACGCCTTGCACAACATCGCTTCTATTCAGGCCATTGCTTCACTTTGCCCGTCGAGAAGGCCCAACGATGTGCTCATTTCCGCCGTCGCATCGATGTGGAAAATCGACCTTTCCGAAGGCAGCCAGGACCAGCAGACCATTGCCAATGATGAACGCGATCAGATCGCCTCTGTTCAGGACTCCCTCAACAAGGCAGGTACCGATGATGTGGCACTAGCCGCATGCACATTGGCTGATCTCTTCTATGGCAAAGACGGAACCCAATTGAAGAATATGGTTGTTCCATCCCCTTAACGCCCGCCCACTGAACGCCATGAAAAGCAGACGAGCCGCGATAAACAACTGATTCGTCTTCTATATTAAGCTTTCTCAACCCATAAGATATTGGCCCAACCTCTGCGCCAATTTGTAGCTGCGCGACGGTGCTATTGTATATTTCCCACTTTCCAATTGACACATGGGATAAATACAACTTATCTTCCCCTCATCAGCTCACGTTCCCCCGCGTGGCCTGATGTCCCCAACAGCCCGCCGCCGCGACCCTCACCCCCAGGCAAGAGGCGGCGGCGGGCGAACAACCGGGAAGGATGGAAGATGAATGTTTTCAAGTTTGCGATCGGCCAGCGTGTGATGCTGTCCATGTCCAAGGAAAAGGGCGAGGTCATCGGTCGCGCTGAATATCTCGAGCGGGACCCGCTCTATTATGTCCGGTATGTCGCCGGCGATGGCCGCCAGGTTGAAGAATGGATTTCCGGCAATGCCATTGTCGCCGATGATGATGGCAACAAGGCTGCGGCAGCGGCATAGGCCCCGGCATCCGCTGCGGTGTCCGGCCCCTTTGTGGACCGGCATCCGCAACGGAACCGGGAGGCGAAAGCCATGGACATTGCCAATATTTCCCCGCCGCGCCGGCGGTTCTCCGGCACCATCAGAATTGAAGCGAACAGCCGCGAAGCGCTCTGCAGCCTTCTGCTCGAGATCGCAAACGGCCTCCACCGCAAGGAAGGCTTTCCCCTTCAGGCTGTCATCGATCAGCCGGATTGTTCGGCTGGACTCGATATCTCGGATGATCCGCGCCTGAACGCATGGATCTACAGCCGCCACCTTGAGGCCTACCACGCCGCCATCGCCGCAGCGGGAGGCCTGGCATGACCCCCCTTCCAGAACTCGCCATTTCGATCCGTCAACCATGGACGCACTGCATCATGGAGCTTGGCAAGGATATCGAAAACCGGAACTGGAAGACAAACTTCCGTGGCCGGATCTGCATTCATGCCGCGCTCGGCATGACACGCGACGAACATGCCGACTGTCTCGCAACCGTCGCTGCAATCAACCGTCTCTTCCCCGACAGGGTGATGACCGTCCCGACACGGGCAAACCTGCAGCGCGGCGGCATCATCGGCACGGTCGAGATTGTCGATTGCGTTTCGGATTCTGATAGCCCGTGGTTTTTCGGGAAGTATGGCTTTGTCCTTCGCGATCCGCAGCCAGTTCCGTTCATCCCCGCCCGGGGCGCGCTCGGCCTGTTCAAGTGGCAGCCGCTGGAAGGCGGTGTGGCATGAGCACCACCGTCAACCGCCACCTTTCAGACCCGCATTTCAACCGCATAGACCACGCTCTTGGCCGCCCGGTTGATCCGCTGGCTGAAACATATCGAAGCCACTATGCCATTCAGGAAGTCGACCAGCGCTTTACAGAGCTGGCGTCATCGCCCCACTGGGAACGCGGCCAGACCGTCAATGGCCTGACGTTCTTTTACGTCACAGAGTCTGGCCGAAAAGCACTGGCCGAACACCTTCTGTCAATCAAGGACCGGAACAGGCTTTTCGTCGTCACATGGCGCGGCATGCCGGCCGAGTACGCGACCACGACAGGGCGAAAGGCAAAAGCAGCCGCTTGGCGCGATGCCCGCGACGCTTTTCCATCTTTGAAGTTTGGCGAATTCGTGAGGGAAGCAACGGTTGAGGTCGCGCCATGACCCACCGTCACCCCCTCACCCTTGCCGATTGCCGCTTTCTGCGCCGCGCATCGCACGCCCTGCTTTGGCCGCTGGCGGCATTCGCGCTCTCCCTCACCATCCACCAGCTTTTCGTGATGGAAGCAGCCCTTGCGGCTGCCAGTGGGGTTTGAACCATGGCCGCGATGCTGCTGCAGATCCTCGCCGCTGTCACCGTTTTCGTCGCACTCGCCGGCGGCTGCTTTGTCTATGCCGCCATTCGGCAGAAGGACCACCTTCATGAACCCCGTTGAAGCCCTGTTCGCTGCCGCAGCAGCTCACCCGCTCATCGCCATTCTGGCAACCGGCTTCAGCTATTGGGGCCTGCGCCTGATGCTGCGCGGCTTTCGCCAGGGCGGTGACGAACTCAATTCAAACAGGCGGCGGGAGGACTGAGCCCATGAAAATGATGGACTCGCTCTTTGAAGGCTTTGTTTCGCAGCGCTCCACCCGCATGGCCGGTTTCGGCGGCAACGGCCCGCTGATCATCGACAGCTTTGCCGGTGGCGGCGGAGCTTCCACGGGCATCGAGATGGCGCTTGGCCGCTCGCCGGATATCGCCATCAACCACAATCCGGTTGCCCTTGCCATGCATGAGGCAAACCACCCGGATACGCTGCATCTGTCAGAGAACATCTATAAGGTCGACCCACTCGACTATGTCGCCGGGCAGCATATCGGCCTGGCGTGGTTCTCACCGGATTGCAAGCACTTCTCCAAGGCCAAGGGCGGCAAGCCGGTTGAACGCAATATCCGCGACCTCGCCCACATCATTCCGGCATGGGTCGAGCGGATCCAGAAGTCCGGCGGCCGGATCGATGTGATCGTGATGGAGAACGTCGAAGAGTTTTCGACCTGGGGCCCGCTCATCAAGACTGAAAAGGGCGACGTTCCGGACCCGGACCGCAAGGGCGAGACATTCCAGAAATGGTGCAAGACGCTGCGACGGCTCGGCGGAAAGCTGGAAACGCGCGAGCTTCGGGCCTGCGACTATGGTGCGCCGACGATCCGCAAGCGCCTGTTCGTCATCATCCGCTTTGATGGCAGGCCCATCGTCTGGCCGCAACCGACCCACGGCGCACCGGATGATGCCGATGTCTATTTCGGCCACAGGAAACCATGGCGCACCGCAGCCGAAATCATCGATTGGTCGCTGCCCTGCCCTTCGATCTTCGACACGGCCGAAGAGATCATGGATAAGCACGGCCTCCGCGCAGTCCGCCCGCTCGCAGACAACACGGAAGCCCGCATTGCCAGAGGCATGCAGCGCTATGTGATCGAAGCGGAAACACCGTTCATGGTCAACCTCACCCATGGCGGTCGCGTGGAAAGCGCGGGCGAGCCCTTCAAGACGCTGACAGCAGCGCACCGCGGCGAAAAGGCTGCCATCGTTCCATCGGTCATGCGTTTCAATACCGGCGCGACCGGCAGCGCGATTGATGAACCATTGCCCACCATCACCGCGAACAGCTTCATCAAGCGCCCGGGCGGTGCTGCGCCGCTTGGCATCATGTCAGCATTCGTGTCCCGCCAGTTTGGCAAGTCCATCGGCCATGGGCTTGATGCTCCTGCCGCCACCGTGACGGCTGGCGTCAATAAGTCGGCACTGATCACCCCCGTCGTCACCTTTGCCCAGCATGGCGGCGCAGTGCGCCCGGCCGATGCACCGTTTCATACCATCACCGCCAGCAAGAAAGATCAGAACGCAGTCATTTCACCGCTGCTTATGAGCCTGAAGGGCGAGACACGCCGGGCAAGCACCGTATGCGCGCCGCACCCGACCATCTGCGCCGAGGGCAATCATTCCTCGCTCATCACCCCGACCCTCATTCAGACGGGCTATGGCGAACGTCAGGGGCAAGCCCCGCGTTCGCTCGATTTCGCTGCATTCGTTGCCCAGCACAATAACGACAGCCGGCGCATTGGTGGCGTCAATCCGGGACGCAGCATGGCACTACCGCTTTCAACAGTCACAGCCAGCGGCTCGCAGCAGGGTACCGTTGCCGCCTATTGTGCCAAATATTTCGGCACTGGCGACGGTGCCCGCTACAGCGAACCATGCCACACGGTCACAACGAAAGACCGCTTCGGACATATTCAGGCGGCATTGGACGTTCCGCCCTTCACCGAAGCACAGGCCGAGCGTGCCCGGCAGGTTGCCGCCTTTCTGCGCAAATATGGCTTCTGGGATGAACGCGAATTCGTCACGTTGGAAATCAACGGCAACACCTATGTCATTGTCGATATAGGCATGCGCATGCTCACCCCGCGCGAGCTGTTCCGCGCCCAGGGCTTTCCCGAAGACTACCAGATTGACCGCGCTCCGGACGGAACGCTGTTCACCAAATCCGCGCAGGTTTCCGCTGTCGGCAATTCCGTCTCGCCGCCAGTGGCCGCCGCAATCATCGGCGCGAACTGCGGCCACCTGATCGCTGAACTGTTTGGTCTGGAGGCGGCTGCATGAACCAGCCACAAGCCACCCCGTCGCAGAGGATTGCCCAATTTCGCGCCCAGCTGAACGCGATCAGCGGTGAAACGGAAGTGTTTACCGATGCGGATGGCATGCGGCTGCAGACGCGCATCATGGACGAGCTTGAAGATATCCTGATCGTTCCGGCATCCAGCCCGATCGATGATCAGCAATTTTATCTCAGTGCCCCGAAGATCGTTCGTTATCTGCTGGACCTTGTCGACAAGATGGCCGACCGGATCAAGGCGCTTAAGGCCGAGATCCGCGCACTGCGCCAGCAGCAGGAAGACGCTGGCGGTAAACCGGCAAAGGACTATGCCGCCGAATGCGCGATGAAATGCGCAGAGCCGCCCTTCCAGCGCTACCTCATTGAGCGCCGTGGCATGCCCTACCCGACCGACAAGAACAAGGCGATGACCCGCGTGAAGTTCATTCTGGCGATTGCAAGCCTGAAGCTCTTGAACACGGACCCCGACGCCGCCGCCCGCTGGCGCGAACTGGTCAAAGATTTTCAAAGGTGGATGCGATCATGAAACAGCGCGAAGGCCTTTCACTAACCCGCGAGAACGGAAGAGTCCGAATAAAACTTCACGGCTTTCCGATCACATTCCATGGCGGAAGTTATTCGGAAGCATTGATGCGTGCCGGTGTGTTTCTCGACAAATCAGCAGCCGAGACAGACAGGATCATGGAGAAACTCGATGTGCAGAGATGATAATCATTTCTACATCGTCGACATGCGCCCTGATTTCCTTGGCGGGCGCTATCTGACCTTCTGGAGGCCGAACAACTCAAACTATGCCTATCCGCTCTCATGGGCCGGGAAATACACCGCCGGGCAGATCGAGGATGGATTGCTCTACTATACCGTCTCAAACGGCCGGTCACTGATCCGCTTTGCGGTGCCATGCCACATTGCCGATGCGCTGGCCGAACCACCAGAGCCAGGCACGATCGATGGTGATGCCAGTCCGGTTGTCAGCAACACCCGAAGGAACCGCCGAAAGCTTCGCGAAGCGGCATTTATTCCCGTCGGATGGAGGAAACACGGATGACCCGCCTTTCACTTATTCCAAATGGTGTCTGGCCGGCCGTGCTTCGCGACGAACTTGCGGCCGGCTATGTCGGTGAGAAATCAGTTGACACATTTCTGTCGCGCGTCGGAACAATATGACCTCAGCCCTATATCGACGAAGGACGCGGCAAGGGAAGGTTTCGGGCGTGGCGCAAGAGCGATCTGGACAAGGTGATAGACCCGACAAGCGGGGGCGTCGGCGCAGACCCGGAGGCACATTGATGGTTCCGATGAAGATGCCGCGCTACACTTTTTTCAGAGAGCGGAAATCAGGACTTTCGTTTTTCTGGGCCTGTCCATCAGCCTTCAAGAAGCAGGGTGCACCATTTGGGTGCGTCTCGCTGGGCCACGACCTGACCCAAAGGGAACTTTCCGAATCAGCCGGGATCTGGAATGCCCGCCTTGATGCCTGGCGCGAGGAACGCAATCCGCTTGCCCGCCCCGCGCTTGATCGCTATGCCACCGTTGAATGGCTGGTCAACAGCTACCTGCGGCATGACAGCTTTCTTCAGCATGTGTCCGAATATTCGCGGCCGGACTATCGCCGCATCCTCGACCGCCTGTGTGACACCGAAATCAAGTCAGCAGCCACGGGCAAGCCGGTGCGCGTCGGAGACATGAAGCTGAATACGCTCGCCGTCTCGACTGCCGAGAAGATCTATGCGCAGTTCGTTGAGACAGGCGCCGCCCGAACATCTGAAAAGCTGGTGACCTATGCAAAGGCATGCTGGAAACGCATGTGGCCGCATCATCCGGATCTGTTTCGAAAAGACACACCCAATCCATGGGAGGGCGTAACGCTGCGCCGGCGGCAAAAGAAGGTGAAAGCGCATGTGACGCGGCAGCAGGTCTATGCCTTCACCGCCGGCGCGATCGCGCAGGATCGCCCGGAACTCGCCGCAGCGGCCGTTCTGGCATTTGAATTTCTCATGCGCCCGTCATCGATCGGCGCCGGATTTGCCGCATGGAGTGGCTACAGGAGCGAAAGCGCGCCCGATAAGCTGGTCATCGGCCATCGTAAAACGGGACAGCGGGCCGAGCATCCGCTCGAATATCTCGACGAGAATGGTCAACCGGTCCTGCTCTATCCGGATGCAGAAGCCGTGCTTGCCACCACACCGCGCCGTGGCATGGCAATTGTCTGCCAGCGCAACGGAACTCTGTTCGGCGATGGCACACGCCTTTCGCAGGATGTGCGGGCTATTGCTGACAAGATCGGCATGCCTGGCTTCACTCTTGATGCCGCCCGCCACGGCGGCATGACCGAGCTGGAAGAGCGCGGACTGACCGAGGGTGAAGGCCGGGCGCTGTCAAAGCACAAGACGGGAACTGCCTATCGCGGCTACGCCAAAGAGACGGAAGCACGCATGCTTTCGGCCACAAAAAAGCGCATGGAAATATTCGAAAACTCGAAAAAAGCGTTAAAAAACAAAGGCTGA